TGAACCAAACTCCGAATCATAGAACATGAGAACTGCATCCTTATGCTTCTTCATATAAGCACCTGCCATTAAAAGGGCAAACGATGTTTTGAAGTGCTTACTTGGACCAGCGAGGACTGTTAGACCTGAAGAGATACCACCTTGAGTGGAACCAGAGAGTGCGACGTTAATCATCGGCACTGATGTTTTAGTCATTTCCTTTTCGGAAAAGAACTTTGATTCAGAGAGAATCTCTGCGCCTGATGTGCGACTTGATTTTTTTAGTTTTTCTAGTAGTGACATAATTGTTGTTAATTTAAGGTGTAATTATACCATTTTTAATGGTCTTTGTAAATGCCTAAGTGCTATAGGAAGAACGCGTCTAATCCTCCAGTCGGCTCTGTCCAGTTTTTACCCTGCCAATGAGGATATGATGCTCGAGATAGATGAACCGATTGTGGTTTTTCCATTACATCGAAACTGAGTTCTCCAATAGTATTCTTTAGATTTGCCGTCCACATATACACTGTTGTATGACTTTTAAGTCTTTCAATAAATGCTTGACGTACATCTGTTCGTTCTTGCCATGATCCATAGAATGGAGTCTTTTTATACCAACCAGTTTTCGGCACTTTGCGAGATTCGTTCTCAATTGGAAGTGGTTCCCAAGGAATAACACTTGCACTATATGCTCTAGAAATTCGGTAGAGTTCAGCACTGTATCGATCTGCTAGCTTTTCAGCTTCTTCGATTGGATTATCGAATCTGCATAGGTGATGTCGTATATCAATGTTGCCAAAATATGTTTCGATCTTATCATACTCTCGATCTTTAGGAATGAATGTTTCAAACCCACGATTGATAGAACCATGCAGTGTAGAGAATGGAACAGATACATTTTCCCATTGAGGACGATACATACAAATCGCGTGACTATCTCCAAATGAGATGTTTGTATAATGTCTAATCGTATTTGGATCTACTGTAATTGCATCGGCCTGCAACTTCTTTAGATTATTCCAATCAACTTCATTCCATGTAAGATTAGCCTTCGTTAGTCGATCCTCAAACATTGATGCATAATCAGGGAAGTCGACAATGATAGAGTTTACCTTACCCTTGAAGTTAGATAGAGCAACTAAGAAGTCTTTGTTTGGATAGGCTTGAATGCCACCAAAGAGATTAAGGCCACCGCTCCAATCACTACCATGATAGAAAAAGATCTCATCGTATGGTGTGTAGTCTTTAATCTTATCTGACACCAAATTGATAGTTACGTCATAACGCGCTTCGCTGAGCTGATCAGCATAGATAATAGCCTGCGCTGCTTTATGAGAGTGTATCTTATTTGATATAGGTCCTAAACTAGTTAATAGTATCTTTTTCATCTTTCTTCCATTTTCTATATGAGTTTATGCTTTCGTAGAGTGATTCATCTTCAAGTTTCGGTGAAGCCCCAACATTCCAGAAAAGAATGTCTCTTCCAGTGTTTTTAGGAATATACTTCCACGCTTTACCGTCGTAGGTATTAACTGAGGGAAACGGTGGAAGATCTTCTTTAATCGCAGTCGTAAAGGGAAGAGGATGGGAAATGATACTATCATGACCGATCTCCCCGCTTTTCATGTTACGAGAAACTGCAACACAGTGGAACTTAGCATTTGGCCAAGCAATTTGTAATGCTCTATGCAATACGCCAGTCGAAATGACGGTCCACACTTCTTCTGGTTCAGGGATTTGAGATGCTACTTTTACAAATCCTGCAGTCACTAACTCGTGTTTCAAGCCAAGAGGAATAAAGAAAGCATCTTCTTGTTCATCTGCCCACTTCTTCGCGATAGCGTTCAGATTAGGCATAGCAGCAATACGATGAAACTCGTAGTCAGCACCTTTCTCAATACAGCATGCTTGGTGATGTGAGATCTGTTTCGAAGAGGGCATGAACAGTTTCACCTTCTTATCATGTCGCTTTGCAACCTCTAAGAGAGATACACCTGCTAGTCCAGTTCGAGGTTGAACATAGACGAGAGTCTTCTGTTTGATCTGAGAAACTAAAAGATCTCCTCCTCGGATCTTACTACCAACAAGCAGATCGTCTCGAACAACTCGAACACCATCATGCATCTTAACAACTGGAGGTGGATTAGGATCTTCCCAATCTTTTGCTAAATCCAAATAGTACTCCCGGGCCTCTGCGCGGGTACTTATGCCTTGCAGTCGTAAGACTTCGATATCCTTATTGCAGTTATCTATTGTATGCGTATCGTGTGACATAACCCTATTATACAGTATTTAGCCTACTTTGTAAACTACTTTTTTAATGAGAAGGTCTTCGGATAGACCCAATCATATGGGATTTTCTTAGTAGTTCCCTTTATACCATGCCGAATAAACAGATGCTTACACCACATACACGCCTTATCTTCGATATTGATATTATATTGGCGCTTCATTGGATTATCTGGATGAGCTGCGACCTCATTGAATTGGCGAACAAGCTCCTTTGCTGGATCATTGATCGGTTTATATGCTCCAGTCGATTCATCTAATTCAAACTTCGTTTTACCGAATAGGTTCTTACCTCCAAAGAGTTGCCATAATCCATAGAATGACAATGTGCCTGGAGTAACCCATGATTCTGGATCTACCAAATCAGGACGAGCCATTGCGATATGGCGAGAGAGATTCTTAAACGGATACATCACATTACGAAATCCAAACTTCTCTTTAGTGTGTCGTTCTAACTTAGATGCTAACTCCATCATTGTAAGTCTCCTATCAGATTCTAGAATCGAATAGCAATCTTCTGCAATTTGTTGAGGAACTTCACACAACCAATCTCGTACGATAGTTCCCTTTGGATAGTAGATCTGAAAAAGATCAGAGCGAGCATGCCTTTCAGTTTCAAACCGAGTCTTCATAGCTTCGATACCATGATCGCGCAATGCTCTAAACGTTAGCCAATGCTCGTTACTGAATGACCATACAATAGTGTGATGCAAAAGCGTCTTGAGATCTTTCTCGTCCTTCATCTCATCTACATACGGCATTTCATCCCAGTGTAATCGATGAGAGAACTGTTGTGGATTTGCTTTAAGTAGAGGTTCTTCTCTTACATCGTATGCTCTACAGAACTCAAAGAACTTTTGAAATCGTTCTTCGAGAGAGTAGTTTTCTAATAGACAATTAGTCGGCTTGCCTTTCTTTAAGATTGGTTCAGACGAATTTGGATAGATAATCTTATTAGTGCTGCTATCATCGATGAAATCTTCTATAGTGTTTTGCATTTTTCTTTGTATTGTTCGACTGTCATTCCTGCTTGTTTTAGAATAGTATCATCTGAAGGGTGATTCTTAATACCATTGAAAGTTTTGATTAAACCAAAATCTAACATAGCTTTTTGTCTTCCATATGGATGATCTTTAATGCTCGATGAATTCCATAATGTATCCATATTTACATCTGCATAATCGGCTCCAGGACGGACATAGTTTTCAATCCAACGAATGAAGTCGCATGCAACATCTTCTGCGTTATACGGCACTGATCCAGTATCTTCATAGATTTTCATCATCACGGCATCTAAGAACTCTTCTGACTTCTTACCCTTACCATTAGGCGTGTCTGCCAAATAACCAATGCACTCAACAGCATTTGTTCCATAATAGAACATTGACTCAAGATTGACAAATTGCGGAAACCAATCAGCAACGTCTGCAATGATTGCCGCATATTGAAAACGGTATACTCTTAGGCCATTCGTTTGGTTCCATTTAAACATCCATTCACCAATTTCTCGGAGATTGCGTTTACCGCCTTTCTCTAAGAAAGATGCTAAGTCACGAGCCAAACGTGGTGCATACTCGCATAGGAAGTAATCTCCTCCACGCTTGTATACATAATCACCTTCGATACCAAACAATGGAGCCGATTCTACTTGAGGCTTTGGTGGTTTTGGAAATGCTGGAAACTGATAACCAACTGAAGTGTAAAACGTCTTTTTAGTAGACTTCACTTGTTCACACATTTCTTCGATTGTATCAGATTGCCATAGATCAAACAAAAGAGTGTTATGATAGCCGCTTGGTTTCGTTGCATAGTTAATAGCTGAACCACATACACGATGGAGAATGAAGAGATAGAGCCATTCAGAAAGTCCGAATGTGTCTCTCTTATTACTCCAATTCGCTGCTACTTCTTTTCGTTGATGTGTATAAAGACCAGCTTCCATTCTTGACCAGTATGGATGATCTTCTGACCAACCATAGAAGCAATCATTCACGATCTGACTAAAGCCAGCGAACTTCCTTTCAACAA